TTACTGGACGGGCGGATTACCGAACCACTCGGGCCACAGATACTCGCCGGGCGCGCGACCGAGCGGATCCGTGTCGGTCTCGCAACGCGCCTGCAGGCACAGCACCTCCCAAGTGTTGCCGTCCCGGCACGCGAGGCGACCACTCTCACCATGCCATCCCTCGGGCAGGATGCGCCCCGCCAGATCGTCCTCGTGCCAACGCGTCGAGATGATCACGATCCAGCCGCCCGGCATGAGCCGCGTCTTGAGATCGTCCTCGTAGGCGTCAAACACCTTGTCGCGCACCACCTCCGAGTCGGCCTGCTCGCGCCCGCGCACCGGGTCGTCGATGATCAGCCCGTGACAGCGCGCGCCCGTGACGCCCGCCAACATCCCGCTCGCCAGATACTCGCTGCCGTTGGTGAGCGCGAACGCGTGCGCCGCATGGGAATCGGCGGTGAGTTCGGTGTTCCAGAGGCGCTGCCAGCGCGGTTGCCGCACGATCGAGCGGGTGCGCCGCCCCATGCGGCTCGCCAACGCGTCACCGTAGCTCGCGAGGATCAGCCGCCGGTCCGGCGCCGCGCCGAGATACCACGACGGGAACACCACGGAGGCGAATGTCGACTTGCCCGCACCCGGCGGCGTGAAGATCATCAGCCGTCCGTGCGGCGTGCGGTTGGTCGCCTCCACCCGTTGAAGAATCAGTCGATGATGCGCCGCCAAAGGCGCGGACAACGCCTCGAACTGCTCGCAGTCGTCGGCGTCCGCGTCGTCTCCGACAGGCCGCCCCGGCACTTCGATCGCATCCGCGTAAGCCAGGATGGTCGCGCGCGCACGCCGACGCGCGAGCAGCTCGGCCGCCGCCGCGTCACGATCGACGGGCTCGCCTACCTTGGCGTCCCTTGGCGACGATGGCTTCGAGTTCGGCATCAGTCATCGATTGCACGAGCAGTGGTCCGCCGTTCGCGCCCGAGAGCTCGACCGCCTGCGCGGTCTCCTTCCATCGCGCGCGGCATTTGAGCCAGAAGATCGCTGCGATGGTGTCGCCGCCGGTGGCCTTGTTGTACAGCGACTGCGCCACGTTGCTGTTGGCGCGCACCGCGCCCTCCAGCAACTCCTGCGCGAAGTGCGCTCGCAAGGTCTGCTCGGTCACCGGCCGCCCGCGCGCACCCGTCACCAGCGCACAGATCTCCGAGACCGACGTGCCGCATGCGGCGAGCTTGAGCACGAGCTGACGCTGCGACACGGCGGGCGTGAAGGCGCTGCGCGGCATGATTGCATCCGTCATTCAGTAAGCATTTCGGCTCGATGTTCTGCCTGGACGTTGCTCACGATCATCGAATGCCGACCTACTGCCACGGTCCAGTCGAATCAGCTCGCTTTCATGCGCGAGTAGAGCGTAAATGCCGTCACCGCAACCTTTTGAAATGACCGAAATGAACACCACCCGCCTCGCCGCGCACGCACCGCACAGCCTGTACGACCAATTGTCCGACACCGCCCGCGAATGCATCGCGTTGTTGCTCGGCTTCTCCTCATGCGAGCACGCGGCCGGCTTCCACGTCGCACTCACCGAGATCGTCCCCCTGCGCGACGGCTTCACGATCGGCGAAGCGTTTCAAGCCTATGTTGCGCATATCGCCAAGCGAATCAGTCCCTCGGCACCTTCTGTTGTATGAGTCGGCATGTGCGCTTCATCGATGATCGTTGCTGTTGACATTCGACGTGTTGGCGGATCCAGTCAGCACGCCAAACCACAACATAAAACGACTCGCAATCGTTCGGCACCGGAGCGTAAATGGCGTTACCCCACTTACGGAGCAAACGCATGAACGCCAAACACAACACCACGCAACACATCATCGCGCTGGACGCGCATCCCCTTGTGATCGGCCACGCCACGCAGGTGGACACGCAGACGATCGCCTTCGATCACCACCACTATTGCCGCACCGGCAAGACTGGCCATTCGATGCACGACAGCACGCCGGTCGCCGAATACCGCACCGCCGAAGGCCACACGGTCTGGGTCGATTCGCTGAACCGCGTGCACGCCGATACGCTCGACGAGGCGCGCGAACGCCGCGTTAAAGCCATTCGACAAGGTGCGCATGAGGTGCCGGTGCGCAAGGTGCACCGCATCGAGCACACGCGCCTGCAGGCCGGCGACGCGCTCTACGACGCCGAGGGCCGCAAGGTCGACGAGGTGCTGTATTTCACCTACGGCATGAGGCACAGCGAACGCATCGTTCACACCCGCGCCGGTTACGCGCACGCGACGCAAGGCGGCTACCTGCTGGGCCTGTCGAACCGCCAGCCCGAGTAAGCCGCGATTAAAGCCCGCCACGCCGGCCCTGCGCCGGCGCTCTCGCCAATCCGCATTTTCACCGCCGGCCACGCGCCGGCATTTTCCCTTCAGCCCACATCGCTCTGCGCCGCCTCTCCGTCAAGCCATTCAGCGGTTTGATCGAGGCTGTCGACTTGATCTGACAGGGCGGCAAAAAGATCGAGGGCGCTCGCTCAAATCACTGGATGACGTGCCGAACCTACGCGTTAATGCTCTCACCGCAGCGCACCGCGCGGCACCCACCGATAAACAGGAGCAGCACACATGGCCACGAAAACCACCGCATCCGCAGCGAAGAAAACCACCAGCAAGGCAGCCGCCAAGACCGCCGTCACGAAGGCTACCAACGCCCCGACGAAGGCCTCGCGCACCGCCGCTGCCAAGGCCACAACGAAGCCGCGCACGGCGGCAACCAAGCCCGCAGCGAAGCCGGTCGAGACCAAGGTCACGCCGACGCGCAGCCGAATCAGCGCGAAAGCAGCACTCGCCGAGGGCCGCGCATTCATCGAGGCAGACAAGCAAGCCGCGCTGGCGAGCGCCGAGAGCGCCACACCGGTCTCGGCGCCTCCTGCGACAACCGAATCGAAGCGGTCTGTGTCCCGCGAGAACAGCGCCCAAGCCCGCGTCGTCGCGATGCTCTGCACACCCGAAGGCGCCACGCTCGACGCGATCATGAGCGCCACCGGCTGGCAAGCCCACACGGTGCGCGGCTTCGTGAGCGGCACCGCGAAGAAGAAGCTCGGACTCACCATCGAGAGCGCGCGCATCGAAAGCAAGCGCACCTACCGAGTGGTAGGCGCATGATCGACAACGCGAGCTTCGCTTAACGCGCTCGAACTCACCAGCTCCTCGAACCACGCGCCATCGGACTCTCGACTGGCGCGTTCTCCACTGAAGTCCTGCCACCGCCGCACCACCACGTCGCAGTAGCGCGGATCGATCTCCATCAGCCGCGCCACGCGCCCCAGCTGCGCGCATGCGATCATCGTCGAGCCCGAGCCGCCGAACGGGTCCAGCACGATGTCGCCCACCTCACTACTGTTCATCGTCAGGTACGCCAATAGCGCCACCGGCTTCATGGTCGGATGGTCGTCGCTGCGCGTCGGCCGATCGAAGGTCCACACCGTCGACTGACTGCGATCGCCGTACCAGCGATGCGCCGCGCCCGGCTTCCAGCCGTAGATGATCGGTTCATGCCGCCAGTGATAGTCGTGGTGGCCCAACACGAACGCAGGTTTGACCCACACGCCGACCTCGGCGAGCCGCCAGCCCGCGTCCGCGAACGCGCGCCGGAAGTTCAACCCTTCGGTATCGGCGTGGAACACGTAGGCGGGCGCACCCGGCGTCGCGTGCGCGAGCATCGCCGTGAACGCGCTGAGCAGGAATTCGTGGAACGCCGCCCCGGCCATCGCGTCGTTGACGATCTTCAGCCGCTGCCGCCCCTTGCCTTCGTAGTCCACGTTGTACGGCGGATCGGTCAGCACCAGCGCGGCGGTGCTGTTCCCCATGAGCCGCGCCATGTCGGCCGCATCGAGCGCGTCGCCGCACATCACGCGGTGCGGCCCGCACAGCCACACGTCGCCCCGTTCGGAGACTGGCGCGTCCGGGCACGGCGGCGCATTATCCTCGCCGGTGAGGCCGGGCAGGCCTTCCGGGCCAATCAGCCGCTCGAGGTCCTTCGATTCGAAGCCGGTCAGCGCGAGATCGAAGCCGTCGTCACGCAGCGCGCCGAGTTCGAGCGCGAGCAGTTCGCGATCCCATCCGGCGCGCTCGGCGAGTTGATTGTCCGCGAGTATGTAGGCACGCCGTTGCACCTCCGTGAGGTGCGAAAGCACCACGCACGGCACCTCGGCCATGCCGATTGCTTGCGCGGCGAGCAGCCGCCCGTGGCCCGCGATGACGCGATTCCGATCGTCGATCAGGACCGGATTGGTGAAGCCGAACTCGCGCAGGCTCGCGACGAGAAGATCGATCTGCGCGGGGGAATGTGCGCGCGCGTTGCGTTCATACGGCACGAGATCCGCGAGCGAGCGCTGCACCAGTTCCACGACAGCATCCTTCGGCGTTTCAGGCCGCTTGCGCCTCGGTGTCGCTCACGACGATGCCACCTTCGCGTAGCAGCTCATCGATACGCGCGAACGCATGATCGAAGGCGCCGCCCTGCGTGCGCGTGCCCAGCAGCACAGGCGAGAGCAGCGCGATATGCTGCGCCACCGTTTGACGATGCGCCCCGCAGCGCTGCGCGAGCGCCACTTGCGTCTCCGCCGTGTGCGTGAGCAGGTTGGTGACCAACGCCTCGCGCAGCTTCAGGTTCGGCATGTGGCCGACGAAGATTACGGCGGTGTGCGCGACCATGAACGTGAGCGCAGTCGCCCATTCGGGATTGGCGTAGTGGCCGGCGCAGCACGCGCGACGACAATTGCAACGCTGGTGCCGAGGCGCATACGACACAACCAGGATCGCCTGCTGGGCCATCGGCAGCCGTTCGAGTTGCCGGCGGATCCGTGCGGCCTGCACGCTCGCGTCCGTGCCCTCGAGGGCGATGTTCGCGCCTGCGCTCTGATGCAGCGGCGCCAGCGAGGATACGCTACCGGACTCGACCGTGTGACGCAGCGCGTCGCGCAGCGCTTCGGCGGTGCTGATGTAGTGGTCCTTCATGGAGACGTAATAGTCGGAATGTGCAAAAACAAAAACCCGCCCATCGTTACATCGTCGGGCGGGTTGCTGGACACACTTCGGCACATACCGTTTAGTTGCCCAGAATAGACCGAAAACGTCGAATGTCAAGTGACCTGCTGCCCAACAGGGTCAAAATGACCTCCTCTGCGAGTCCTGTCGCGTCCCTTGCGCACCCGGGCGCGGTGGTATCGCGCGCGCGAAAGCAAGAATGTCAACCGAACCGACATTTCTTGTCGGTTTCAGGTCGGTCCAAAAGAGGACTTTTCGGCGTTCGTTCGCCCGTCGAATGAGACATAAAACACGGTGTCGTTCTTCGCACCAGTGGACAACTTCTTCTAGCGACCCGGCACTCGCCAAACACGCGCGCGACACCCGCCTCTTCCTCGTTTGCCTGCCTTCTACGCACGCGCGCGTTCACCCCGCCTTACGCCATTGTCCCCTGCTTTATCCACTGTCGACCTCATGCGACACCCTCTTGCCTTCCGCGCCTTTTGGTGGCCAGCCCAGCACCGGCGCGGGTTACGCGGCTTCTCTCGCCCTCGGCTCGCACTCGAAATTGCGCGCTGCTGACGTTCGAGACGAGCGCGATGTTGGTCACCCAAGTCACCGTAATCACCAGTCTGCTATCTCCAGTCAACGCATCTACTACGTATACGCGCGCCCTTCCTGAAAAATGAATTCAACATGCTATATGGTGGGGATAGCAGACTGGTGATTACGGTGACTTGGGTGACCGACCGAATTTAGAGCGGCAGGCTCGCTCTCGAGCGCTCGCGGGCAGCGCGTAGTTGGTCGGCGAAGGTCAACGAGCGCTGCGCGTAGACCACCACGCGTCGCCCCGCCACCTTGAACATGCCATCCTCCGCGTTGGGATTGCGCACGGCGGTAAAGCCCGCGCGCTCCATCCAGTGTGGAATGGCACGCTGATTACGGCGATCTGTCAGATCTTGTTCGACCGTTCGCATGTTGTGGCGCATGGCTCCGCTGACGAGATCGGCTAGTGTTAGCGCAGCCGGGTTGCCGAGCAGTTCGATGAGGTCGCGCATCTCGCCGCGCTCGGGAGCCTCGCCGGCCTGTACCATGGTCCAGAACGCGGCTGTGTGGGGTGGCGGTGCTTTCGGATCAAAGCCGGAAAGATCGCGGGTGCGCAGCCATGCAATCACGTGGCCGTGGCCGCCCTCCGCATACCAAGTCCACAGCGCACGCCAGTAGTCCTCGTTGAAGTCGGCGGCGGTCGTGGCGCTCCACGCGACAAAGTGGCGGCGGTCATCCGCGGGAAGGTAGAGGCCATCGGTGAGATGGTTGGTCGTGAAGATCACGCCGCAGGCGTTGGCGACGTAATACTCGCGCAGGTTCTTCTCGTCGACGCGCACCACGTCCGGCGGCGCGGCCAACAGCGGTTTGCAGTGCTCGTAGAAGGTGTAGCGGTCGAGTTCGCCGAGGTCGCGCACCTCGGACACGCGCACGATGATGTTGCGCACCCACCCATTGAAGCGCGCCTGCATGATGCGCGGATTGATGTCGGCGAAATTGTGCACGCCGACCGCCGTGCGCACGGGCTCCACCAGCGTGTCCTTGCCGATGCCGGGTGCGCCACCAAGCACGAGTGCGTGATTGATCTTGACGCCGGGGTATTGCACCGTGTGCGCGAACCAATTGGCGAGGTGATCGCAGTCTTCGGGATAGAGGCGCGCGAGATGATCGAGCCAAGGTTTCGCGCGGCGTGCATCGCCGGGTAACACGGCCGGCGGCGCGTACAGGTTATAGACGCTCACGCCCGAGTGCGGCTGCCAGCCGGAGACGATCATCACCTGATCGTGCACGAGCTGCGGTTCGCCCGGAACCCACACGAGCTGCACGATCGGACGGTGCCGGTCCAGCCAGGTCGAGGGCTTCAGCCGCTCGCGGCGCGGCAGTTTCGCGTTCACGCTGGCGACGGGCCAAATCTCGCGCGTCGGCACGTGCAGATAGCCGTGCGTGGGAAGATAGGCGTAAAAGTCGTCGTAGCTGAAGTTCGACGCGAGATCGTCCGTTTCCTTCGCGCGGATCCAACGAGGGCGGCTTGAGGAGTCAGTCATGGCAGTATTTCTCCGCATCGAGGATGCGCGCCAGCGAGCGCAGCAGCCTCGCGTACTCGCTCTCGGTGACCGAGCCGCGGCGTAGGATCGCGCCAATGATGATGGCGACTTCGAGCAGATCGATGGAGAGCGCGGGCAGCATCTGCGCGGGGATGAACGCGTGCTTCATACGGCGAACGCGGTGCATGTCCGGCGCGTCACCATCGTCGCGCCAATCCTTCGGAAAGAGATCGGCGAGGTTCATCTCGAGCGCCGCGGCGATCTCCGCGACGCCGCAGCCGCCGAAGCAATGCATCAGTACCGTCCCGTCGGCGCATTCGGAGATGGCCAGCGCCGGGCGGTGGCCTGCGTGCGCGGGACACATCGCGCGCCAGCGACCGGGCGCGACTTGGCGCACGCCTTCGAGGCGCGCGAGCAGCGACATGACCGGCCGCGACATGGTTGCCGCCGAAGCCGATGCTGACGAGTCGTGCCGATTGCGAAACATGATCGTTCATCCATGGCGGAACACATCGTCGAACATGATCCGCCGCTCCTCGCCGCGCAGCGGTCGTCGTCCGTACTCGCGCTCAGCGAGCGCCGCGTAGTGGTCCGCGCGCCGCGCGAAATCGCCACCACGACGCTTCGCCTCGGCCCGCACCTGTTCCCCCAGCGTGGGCAGCGGTCGCAGGAAATCAAAGCGCTGCGCAGTCACGGATTTCATGACGAACCCGGCTCAAGGGTGATTGCCGAGGTGATCCACGCGATGATCGGTGTCCGGACCGCCGTCATCATCCGGCGGCGTCGACACCACTAGTGCCGCGCGCGCGAGCTGCGCTATACGGTGCATCGCGTACGTGGAGGCACTGCCCCGACGTTCGTGTTCGGCGATCTGGCCGATCAGGTGCAACGCGCGGCGCAAGCGCGGCACGTCGTGCACCGCGCGGGCGCGCAGCTGCTCGCAATGTGCGATACGCATGTCGCGGAACAACGGGTTCACCGTGGTGCTCCAGTCGGGTTTCGTCGCACGTGGAGACCGGCCGACCACGCGCACGCGGGTTGGGCCAGCGGCTCCACCACGATCTCGACGCGCGGATGCGTGCGATCGATGCCGTGATAGACGTGCTTTTCGCGGATCTGCCGGTCGTTGCGGTAGACGCCGTCCTGCACGCGTTCGCGCATCCGCACGCCGTCGCGCCGCACATAGGCCCAGCGATCCTGCAGCACGTCGAGCACCAAGTCCTCGGCAAGATCGGGCCGCTCGCTGGCGTAGAACAGCTTCAGCGTGATGCGTAGCGGACCGTCGAGACGCACTCGGCACGCCACCGGAATCTGCCGCAGGGCCGAGCGTTCGAACGCGCGCGCTTTATCCGACTTGATCGACGCCGGCCGCGCGCGCACTTCGCCCGTCGCCGTGCGCGAACGACGTGTGACGATCGCGCGGCTGTTGGCCTTACTCGCCGCTTCGCCCAGGATCGTGAAGGCGATGACGGTCATACGTGACCTCGCGTGGAAGAATGTAAATGGCCGGCGCATCGCACCCAGTGCGACCTTGCCTGACCGAACCGCACGATGGATCTGGCGACCCCGGGCTCGTCAAGCGACAGCGCCATCGGATCGCGCGAATCAGCGCGGCCGTGCTCGGTTTCTTCTCCGAATCGCATAACGCCGCATCGAACTGCGCTTCCGGGATCTTGGCGAGCTGCTGCCACTTCGACGATTGATCGCGCGTGATACCGAGGTTCGCGAGTGTCGGCGCGACAGGCCGGTCGATCAATGTCGTGCTCGTCGACTTTGATTTCCGATCGCCACCCCGCGTCTCGCGCATTTCCGCCTCGGCCAATTCCTCCAAGAGCACACCCGCACGACGTTCGGCACGCAGGCGTATATCGGCAGCTCGGCGTTCCGCGTCGGTATTGCGCGCCTGCTTGCTATAGATTTCCAGCGCCAGCGCCTTGTCGCGGATCTGCTTCACTTCGTCGACTTGATGGCATTGCGCAATAGCACGGCACATGTCCGCATAGCGCACATCGATCGCGCCATCGGCTGTCTGCTCGCATTGCTTCACCTCAGCGGCGGCAACCGTCAAAGACTTGCTGACGACTCGCTCAGACATCGTTCGCCTCTCGCATTGCAGTAGATCTGGCCGGATTGCATGAGCGTCTGGCCTTTCGTTCCGGTCATCGACGAAATAGTCGACGAGGCTCACTCCGACTTCTCGAGCCCCTGCATGTGCTCTATCAGCACGTCGCCGGGCCGCATACCGGAGGCGTCACGCACCAACCCACGCGCGCGCGGATCGGGCTCGCTGAGCCTCGCGTGTTGCGCGAGCAGCGCGCGCATCTCTTCAGCGGTCAACACGTGTATGACCGGGACGATCACCGCCCGCGAATGCTCCGCTGGCTTGCCCGTTTTACGCTTCGGCGCCTTGCCGGATTGCTCGGCTGGCTTGCTCATGACTTCGGCTTCCGCGAGCGGTACGTTCGCCCAGCTATCAACGCCTGCCTCGGGCGGTCGCCCAGCCAGTCGTCGCACCGAAACCAATTCATTCGCAGTACTATGTTCTATGTGCTTCATTTCGGACACTCCTTCGTCAAGTGAACGTTCCGTGGATCCTTAGCTGCTCGCCGAACTCCGATGGCAAGGCGCATTCGCCTCAATCGCGTACGACGCCAGCATCCCGATCTATCTGTTCGCACGCCAGTTGCACGGCCAGCAGTCGCCAGTACGGATAGTCCGGGCGCAAGGTGTACGGCGTGACGCGCGGATCGCGCACCGCCTGCACCACACGCGGCACGTACTCGACCGGCACTGCACCCTGCCGATGCAGCCACCGCCACACCAGCGACGGGTTCTTGTCTAGCCGTCGCGCCAGTTCCTTCTGCGTGTCGCATATCGACACCGCCAGCATCAGCCCATCGAAGGCCGGAGCTTCAAAACCAGAGCGCTTCAT